ATGTTTGTAATACTGATTATAATATTTTATTATTTTTAAGGATTTTACACATATTAAATAATTATGGTTTATCATACACCAAAGAATTTAACCAAATATGTTTATCATTACAAGTAGTAAATAATTTAGCAGAAAATTTATGTAAAAAAGAAAATATAAAAAAATATCAAGATGAAATTATAGTATCTTTTAATCAAATTAATAAATTAATAGAAATTTAATAAAAAATTGAATTATTATTATGTATTAAATTATATATAATAATAATTAATGAACTATCTATTACTTGATACTAGTTATATTATCTTTTACAGATATTTTGCTTTACTTCAATGGTGGAAATTAGCTAAAAAAGATATTCAACTACCAGAAAATCCATCTGAGTGTCCAGAATTTGTTGAAAAATTTACAAAATTATTTTTAGAACAAATTAATACAATAAAAAAAAAACTTAAAATTCATAAAGAAAAATGTAGAGTAATTGCTGCCAGAGATTGTCCTCGCAAAGAAATTTGGAGAAATGAATTATTTCCTCAATATAAAGAAAGCAGATATAAAGATGATGCATTTATGGGAGGAGAATTTTTCAAATTAGTATATGCTAATAATTTTCTAGAAAAAGCAGGAGTAGAATATATTTTTAAGTATAACAAATTAGAAGCAGATGATATTGTTGCTATTACAAAAAATTATATTAGAAAAAAATACCCTGAAGCAAGTATTTATATTATAACTAACGATCAAGATTATTTGCAACTTTCTGATGAAAATACCAAAATATTGAATTTACAATTCAAAAACTTACTAGACAATAAGAAAGTATTTCCTGAAGCAGATAAAAATTTATTTTACAAAATTGTTTTAGGAGATAAATCTGATTGTATTCCCCCGATTTTGTCTGGTTGTGGACCAAAAACCACAGAAAAATATTATGAAAACAAAGAATTATTTTTAAAAGCATTAAAAAAGACTGAAGGTGCTAAAGAAAAATATGAATTAAATAAAAAACTTGTTAGTTTTTCAGAAATACCATGTGAATTAGTTAAAGATTTTATTGAAACATATCATATTGAATTTAGTAATTTATAAATAAATTAGAATGTTCAAAATTAGCATTTCCATTAATATCCCATCTTACTACTAATGTAAAAACTTCTACACCTTTTTTAACTGCTTCATTAAAAGCTTTCTTGTAAATTGGGTCTAGATTTGATGCTTGAAAACTACTTGAATCTGTTCTTTGAATTACAAAACAAATAATAGGTCTAATTATTTTTGAATTGGTAATAAATTCTAATTCATTTATATGCTTTAATGCTCTTTCACTTACGAGTTGATTCTTAGCTATTCTATATCCATCTGGAAAATATGAGATTTTATTAATTGGTTCAATAGTATCAAAATTCATTTTCTTTTTTAATTTATTATCACAATCCACATAATCTGCTAACGGTACATTTTTAACTTCTAAAACAAAATATTTATTATTATCATCAATTCCACCAAAATCAAATCTAGAATTACCTAATTTAATTTCCCTTCGTAGTTTTTTCACATTTTGCAAGTTTTCAAAACAATTATTTAATATAGCATTATTAACTAAAGTTTCTGCTAATTTTGGATCTATTCCAATAATTTGTTTATTAATAAATTTATTTTCATTTATAATCTTTTCTTCATAAATACTTACCAAATAAATTTTGTAAGAACAAACTTTTGATTTACTATTTTTACTATTACTTAAAATTGGACTAGCCAAAACAATACAATCTTTTTCACATAATCCACAACATCCTAAACTTGCGCTATGGGCTTGAACAATAGAGCCATCTTTTAATTGAACATCTGCAACATATGGTGTTTTACATATTTTTGATGGTCGTGAAATAATCTTAACTTCTTCTAAATCTAATAAATTATGTAAAATCATGTTGTTGATAAAAAAAAATATTATTTAAAAATTTCAATTTTTTTAAATAATAAATTTAAATATATAATGGCTTATTTTTTACATATTTAGTTTATTCTTTGGCCTCTAAATAGTATAATAATGAACTAGATTTTTCATAGTTTTATTTTTTTGTTGACTTATTATTTTTTTTGTTAAATTTTTATTAGCACCACCTTTTTGAGGTGGAGGTGGAGATGTTGGTGTTGGTGTAGGTGGAGGTGGAGGTCTAGATGGAGGTGTAGGTGTAGGTGTAGGTGTAGGTGTAGGTGGAGGTGGAGGTGTAGGTGGAGATGAAAATGATGAAGATGATGATGAAAAATGAGATTTTTCAGTAGTTAGTTCTTTTTTTGTTTTTGAACCTGATGGTATAGATTTTACTAATGTTTTTTTTCTTGTATTATCCAATAAATTATTTTTTTTTTTCAATCTATTTTCTAAATATTTTTTTGGATAATTTATACCTAATGCATTATAAAGTAATGTATCCAAAACTATTGCTTTTCCTATACAATTATTTGCATAATTTATTTGGTCTTTTATTGGTATTTTATCACTTGGTGAATTCTTATAAATTACCTCAACATCTAAATATACATAATATGAAGTATCTGCTTTATCAATTGCTAGTCGTGTACTTTTTGAAGGTACAGGTTTTATAAATACTTTATCTACTGCCTTATCTTTTAATTCATTGTTAATTAATTCATGATAACTCATGTTATTAAGAAGACGTATTGTAATTTTTTTTATTTGTGCATATTTATTATCTATAAATAAATATTCATTTTGTTTAAAATAAAATTTTTTTATATAATATTCAAAAATATTATCTTTAGTTTCTTGTTCATTAGCTTCTTGTTCAGTAGCTTCTTGTTCATTCTTTATTAATTCTTCTTTTAAAACATTAAATACATTGGGTATCATTAATGCATCTTTTATTGTTTCAACACCTAAACTTTTTAAAATTATATTATTCTTTTTTATAATAGTAAATTTATTTATCAATTCTTTTAAGTTTAATTTTTTTTCAATAAATATTTTTGTAGGATGTATATTTTTATTTTTTGAAAATATTTTATTTCCATGATTTTTATAAATTAATGATTCTGAATTTATTTTTATTATATTATGTTTCTTTTGAGATTCTTCATCTTGAGATTTTTCATCTTGAGATTTTTCATCTTGAGATTTTTTATCTTGAGATTCTTCATCTTGAGATTCTTCATCTTGAGATTCATCGAAGAAATTTTGAAGTGTATTTTCTAATTTTTTATCTGGATTAAATCTATCAATTAAATTTATGTTAAATATTATATTTGAATAGATTGGTATTTCTTGAAACTCAATTTCATAAATTGGTCTAAAAAATTGATTGTTCTCAAAAACTTCTCGTAATAATTCTTCATTTAATTTAATACATTTAATCGATTTTACACTTACATAAATTTTATTTTTACTTTTTTTTATTATATTATTACCATCTTCTTTATTCATTATTTGTGTAAAAAATTTATTAAATAATATACATCCATTTGATAAATAAAAAGTTTCTAATATTTTGAAAATATTATAATAAGTGATTATGTAAGATAATTTTTTTTCATCTGTTTTTAATGAAGGATAAAATTTATCTATATCAGAATTTTCATAATATTCATTGTCTAATATATATTTTCCATATTCTTTTACTATTTGTTTTCTATCTTCATCAGTATTATATTTAGAAATTGGTTCTTTATCTTTAATTCTTACATTTTGCAAATCTTTATATTTTTCATTATCTTTAAAATTTTTTTCTAAAAATTCAAAATATTGTTTTATATATTTCTTTTTTTCTATATCATTGTGAGAAATAATAAAAAATTTAGCCTTATTTTCTTCAAAAACTCTATATTCACTACTAGTAGTAGTACTACTTAGTTTATCATTTAAAAAACCTTGAAAATTATCAAAAGTAAAATAATAACTTGATAATGGTATATAAAATTTATAATTTTTTTTATCTTCTGTATTTAGATGGTTTTTTAGTTCTTTATGAAAATCTTTAACATTATCACTTTTTTCCGTTTGATTTCTATGAATGTCATTTTTTACTATTTCTTTTTCTTTATCAATCATATTTGTATTTCTTATTGTATTAAATTCAAATTTATCTAATGTAATATAATGAGTTTTTGGCCCTACTTTATATCTTAATTTTATTTTAAATTCTTTAAGTTTTTTAAGTTCTGTAGTAGAATCAGCCATAATTATTAAATTATATTAATATAATATAATTTAATATAATATAATTAATATAACTTATTGTTCTATATTATTTAACATATTTATTTTATTATGTAATTGTTCTTGTTCACCTGCACGTTTTAGAATATCATATGCTTTATCTAATTCTTCTTGAGAAACTTTACCATCTCCATCTGTATCCATTACATCAACAAATTTTTTATATTTTTCAGGTAAAACACAAAATTTACTATTTTCATTAAAAACAAAATTACTTAAAATTATGAAAACTGCAGTAATAATTAAAGCAATAAAAATATCACGTGACCCCATAAACGCTATTGTAAAAATTAATACTTCTCGTGCTATATTTTTTAAAATCATTTCTTGTCCTTTAGTTAATTTAATTTCTATATATCTTGAACCTAAATTCATAAAAATCATCATTAAACCAATAAATAATTTACTTGTGCTAATGTTATTTAAAAAATTACTTATATTAAATTCTTTAAAACTTTTTGTATTGATTAAATTTTGAAATGTTTTACTATAATTCATTAATATATTTAGATAAAATATATTTCAAATTTTAGTAGTTTTTTAAAATATTATTATCTCCTTTTTTTATAATAGAATGTATCAATTAAATCCAGCATCAATAGAAACAATAACTAAACCGCCATTAATTCAAAATAAAAAAAATACTAAAGAATCTTGTAATAACAATAATAAAACATATAAAAATAAAAAATATGTTCAATTTTATCAACCTGAACAAGAAAAAATAGATAATAATAAAAACAAATTAACAAATATTAACAATTTATTATCAAAATTACATGATAATGATAATGATGATGAAGAAGATGATGAAAATAACTTTAATGTATCTGAAAAAAATATTCAGACACCCGAAATACATACAAATAAAGATTTAATTAATTCAGAATTACAAAAAATGAATTCACAAGTTGATAACAATTTAAATAATACATCTATTTTGGAAAGTGCTGTTAATTGTAAATATTCTAATTTTCAAGATAGCTATAAATCCAATTTAGATTATTTAAATAATTTAAATGAAAAACAATACTTTAACAATTCTTCAGTGTCTACTAATTATGATAATAATCAATTAATTACAAAATTAAACTATATTATTCATTTGTTAGAAGAACAACATAATGAAAAAACTAATCATATTACTGAAGAACTTATATTATACTTGTTTTTAGGTATATTTATTATTTTTGTATTAGATTCATTTGCTAAAGCGAGCAAATATATAAGATAAATATAAATTATATTTATTAGTTAATAATAAATATAATTCATTCTAATTTTTTAAATACATACAAATATTCATGATTATATCCGGCAGGTTTCAAATCTATTTTTTTAAATAAAATATAATCTTTTGCTTTAGCTAAATTAAGAATTTTTGTTGTTATAGGCATATATAAATTTATTTCATTTTCTCTTATATTATGAGTTTTAAAATTAGTAAATTTCTCATTGTAAATTGCATATGGAGTGACACTTGAATCAGTTGCATTGTTATTTTCTAAATTATTTTCTAAATTTTTTAATTTGTATTTGGAAATAAATTCACTATTTTTATCAAATTTTACAATTAATTCAGTTACTTTTTTACCATATTTTTCTGGGTCATATAATGTATTTTTATCTTTATTTTGGACAAATGGTTTAAATTTTTCTCTATCAACTAAATTTATTATTAAAAACCCATCTTTTGATAATATACTATTACACTTTTCAAAAAATAATTCTTTATTTTTTATTTCATATATTGTTTTTCCTAAACATAAAATATGACTAAAACTATGATAATCAAACATATTACTTGTTAAAAAATCTTGCACTATAAATTCACATTTAGGATAATTAGATTCTGCCTTAGAAATCACAGCTTCTGATTTATCTAATCCTACTATATCATATCCAGCATCTGTAAAAATTTTTACAGTATAACCTGTACCTGAACCTACATCTAAAATTTTATGTTCGCTTTCATTTTTTAATATTTTTTTTATTTGTTCTAATTCATAATTATTTCTTTTTTTATTCAAATATATAGTATCATAAGATTCACTATATAAACTATCATATACATCAGTATCTATTTTTTTTACATATTTTTCATTATTTTCATTATTTTTAAATCCTTGTAACGAGTGAAATTCTGGTATGTTATTATAACTATTAAATATTACAGTCATAAATAATAATATTAAAAATATTAAAAATAATTTGTTTATTAAAGTTAGTTTTATAAATGAATTAAATGTTTTATTTATATTTTTTAGTGTTTTATTAAAAAAATTCGTTAATATCATTAATATGTATTTATATTATATTTTTTATGTTATATTTTATAAAAATATATGAATCCTGATAATATTAACGATGTAAGAAGTGACTTTAAAAATATAACTTTTTCTAATTATCAAAAATCTAAAGCTAGACACGAATTACTTAAGTGTATTTATGATAGTAAAATCGAAAATGCTAATTATTGGAGTGCGGAATTTATATGTGCTGGACATTTTCTAGATTTATGGGATATCATTATTTTATATGCCACTAAATATATTCATTGTGGAAATCCTAAATTACCTATTTATTTAAATATGAGATACGAAAATTTTAGTAATATTATTAATTCTGGTTATTCAAATAATATTATTGTATTACGTAACAATCCTAAAATTAGAAAACTGTTTTCTGAAATTATATGTATATTATGTTATTCTAATAAAAAACATAATTATCAAGAAGTTAAACTTAATAAAGAACTAGAATTCGATTTAACAAATATTAGTAATAAATTTAAAGCACCTAATGTAAGTTATATTGAAAAAATTTTTAAAGAAGACGATCCAAAAGAATTATTTATACCTTTTAATGAACTTATTTATAGTATTACTAATAAAAATATTATCGATAGTTGCTATTGGTATGAATGGATTATTGAATATGAAAATATTTGCAAAAAAAAGAAAAAAAAATGTATCTGCCAAGGAAGAACATATGCTCCTAATGGAACTCACAATGATATAATTTGGATAGTATGGGATATATTATTTTATTACAGTGAACCAACTAATTCTCTTAATAAAAATACAAATTTTTTATCAATTATTAAAAAAGTAATTAAATCATTATATAGTTTATTTATTATTAAATATAAACCTACGTTTAAATCAAAAAGAAAATATATTATTTATTATGCGTTTTCCATACTTACTGATAATATTGATTTTAATATTAATATTACTAATGAAACCGAAAAAATAGAAGCAATTGTTGAAAAAATAAATAATCTTTATAAAGATATCAAAAAAAATGAAGTCTCTCCAAATACTGATTATTTATTTAAAGATATTAAAAAGAAGTCTAATATGGAAAAAACTATTGAAAAAATAGAAATAATAAATAATTTATAATTTATAATTCATAATTTATAATTTATAATTTATAATTCATAATTTATAATTCATAATTTATGAAAAAAATTGATTTAAACATTTTTATTGTATATGTATACTTCCTAATTATGACTACTGTCACCAGTGTTCCTATTATATGGGTTTCTTTAGACCCAGTTCACCAAGAAGTCAATTTCTATCCTCGTGCTATTGCAGCTAAAATTGAACAAAAATATAATCAACGTTCTGGTTATGAAAGAACTATTCCAACTAATATTGTATTAGGTAGTAATTTCTTTAATGCTACTGTTCATTTTCACCATCATAAAGGTTGTTATCAAACTACTCCAGGTATTAATTTGGGGAGACATGGAATAAAACCGCCTGGTATGCGAAGTGTTAAAAGAATCCAATTAACTTCTGACATGACTCATATTCAAATATATGCTAAAAAACATAAAGGTGAATGGAGAATCACAAATCATCCACATCTTGCCGAAAGAACATTTAACGTTGAAATACCTTCTGATGTAGTTGTAAATGGAACTGAAGAAATCAATGAAAATAATACATTCTGGAAGCCAGAAGATTTAAATGATGATGATAAATTTGTTGTTGTATGGCAGTGGTGCAAAGGAGTTCCTGAACGTCAAGGCGATTTAATGGCTTTAAGTGATAAATGGTGGCTTCCATATTTACAAGAGCAAAATCAAATTATCGAAACAGCTTATAGCGAACATGAACAACATGTAGATATTACTCTTGTTACAGATAATTCCACTCGACAAATTAAATTTAATAAAAATAATTGTTTTGGTATACAATTAGATGTTATTAATGATAAATCTCGTTGTGTACGACGAGTAATTATTACTATTGCTAAGCTAAAAGAAAAATTACAGGCTATGAATAATCAACCTCTTGACCCCGCAATTTTATCAAGTCTTGCACTATGTGATGAAATTCCTGCTGAATATTTCTGTTGTATTAGTCAAGAAGTTATGATTGACCCAGTAAAAACACATGATAATCATATATATGATAGGTCATCAATTGAACGCTGGTTTAAAACTCGATATACTTCTCCTCTTACTGGATTAGAGTTAGTAGATATTACACTTACTCCACATAATGAACTTAAAAATCAAATTCAAGAATATATTCGTTTGAAATTAAATGAACAAACAGTCAAAATTACCTAATCACATGTAAAAAGAAGCATAGATTTCTTACCACAGCCTACTTGAATTGGCTGAACTTTTTTTAATACACTTGAATTATTTGCTAAAAAAACTCCTTTTTTAAATTTAATACCTAAATTTTTACTTACTTTTTTTAGTGATAAATTCTTACCAGCATTTTCACGATAATAATCTTCAATTGGATTTTCGTCTAGTTTAACCATAATAATATAAATTATAAATTTTTATTTATATTATTTTGTTATTTATAATATAATTTAAATACGATAATAAAATAAAATTTTGTATCCATATTTAAAATTATACTTTTCTGAATAATAAGCAGGATTTTCTTTAAACGTCCAATCAACATTTTTATTTAAAATTTTTTTCCAATCAAATTTTGATAATTTTGAATAACTACTTCCATCAAATTTATAATATTCATTATTTATTGTCAATACACTTACAAAATGACTATTTTCTTTTGGGTTATAATGATGTTTATTTGTTAATATTATACTATCTAGCTTATATTTATATTTTTTACTATCTAATTCTAATTCATATTCCATTTTAAAATCAATTTTACTTTCATGGTCTTCAAATATAATTATATCTTGTTTTTTTGTAAAAAATAATTTTAACATATTTTGAATTGTACCATATTTTTTTTTTAAATTTATATCCACATCTATTGTTAAAATTTTTAAAATATCATATTTCAAATAACTCATTATTACTTTATAAAATTCTAATGGATTTCCTGCTTCGTCCAAATTAGGCAAACTATAATGCGGTGATATTTTTTTTATTCTATTATATATTGTTTTTATTAAAAAATTTGTTTCTAAATTTGATGTTAAAAATCTTAGTTGCTCATGCAAATTTACTTTATTTTTTACTAATTTACTTGAATCTTGATTATATGATGCTTCAATATATAAATTAAATATAAATAATAATTTTCGTAATTCTTGATCTTCTAATCTACTTTTATCAACTTTGCGACCAGTTATCATCAAATTTCTAAAAAATCTAAAAAATTTTCTACCTTTATCACTAAAAAAAAATGTTACAAACATAGTATTAAACCAACAATTTGAGTAAAGTTGTTTTGGTGGAATAAATTTGTGTGGATCAAGATGTTTTGAACCCATTAAATTTTTTAATAAAAATTTTTTTACTAATACATTATTAAAATTTAAACATCTTGGTTTACTTATTGTACCTATATTTAATTGTAATAAATTATTACATAAATTTACTGATTGATGTTTTAATGTTTTTAACTTTTTAACATCTAATTGTTTATTTATATATGGAGAATATGATTTCATTTTGTGTGTTCTTTTTTCTGTTAAAAAATTAGGATTGTCTTGTGGTTTTGATAATTCTATAATATTAACTAATTTATTATATATTTTTTTCTTTTTTGTTTTCATTATTAATATATTTAAAGATATTTTTTAGCAATAAATTAATAATTATAAAATATTATTAATTTATATAATGAGTGAATCTATTAAAAAATCAATTGACAAGTTGACTCAGAGCATTAAATCTACAAATTCTCAAAAATTACAAACTCCAATTTTATCTTCTTTTAAAAGTAAACCTAAAACTCAATTAGAAACATTAATTAATACTCCAATTAATTCTATAGTTTCTACAAAATCATCAGAAAAACCTTTTTTATCTCAAAAAGCATCTGCTATTGCTTCAAAAACAATTGAAACTACTAGTTCCATTTTTTCTCTTAGAAATATATTATTTGTTATCTTATTAATTTTTCTATTATCTTTTTTAGGATTTAATATTTTTACTTATTTAAGTGATGGAACTAATATTATAACTAATTTATTTGGTCCTATTTTCTCTACTACTGGAGAAGTAATTGGTGATGCTACAAAAAATGTAGTATCTACTACTTCGACTGGAACTCAACAAATACTGCAAACTGGTTCTGATACTACAAAAAATGTAGTAGATGTTGCCGCTACAGGAACTACATCTGGTATTGGATTTTTACAAGACCGTTTGAAAAAAACCGGTTCTGTTGTTAATCCAGAAAATAATAATATATTAACTGATAGTGTTAATATAAATAGAAAAATAGATAAAAATGATTCTGAACCAGAACCAGTTAGAACACAAGCGTTAGAACAAGGTTATTGTTTTATTGGTAAAATAAATGATACTCGCTATTGTGCAAAAGTTACTGAACGCCAACAATGTATGTCAGGAGATATTTATCCTACTATGGATATATGTGTTAATCCTAATTTAAGAGCTTAATTTTTCATACATAATTTTTCACATCTTTTAAATGTTTTTCTTTTTTTAAATTGAGAACAACATTTTCTACAACCATTTATACCATTTTTTGATTTTTTACAAACACTTATATTTTTTTTTGTTTTCTTTTTATCATTAATTATTAAATATGGTTTAAAAAATTTAAACATATCATTAGTAGTTCTATTGCCAACATAATCTTTTACTTTCTTTCCATTTTTAAATACCATTAGTGATGGAAAACCATCTATTGAATTTTTCAATGAACTAAAATCTATATAATCTAGTTGAGCGGCATCTATTTCTAATAATATACTATTGCAATTTATTTTTTTTAATTTTTTTTTTAAAAACTTCCATTGAGATTTCATATTTTTACAATGAATACATAATTTACTGAATACTCCAATTAAACAAATTTTTTTTTCTAATAAATCTTTTATTAATTCTTTATCGAAAGAACTATTATTTAATTCAATTATTCGCATATAATATTATAATATATTTTATAAAATTTATAAAATATATTATATTTGTATAATCTAATTAATAATGGTATTTAATTTTAAAATTTTAGCAATATTATTCATTTTTATATTAGGTTTAATTTATTATAGCAATTCAAGAAAAGTTTTTGAAAATCTCTCTAATAATACTGAAGAAAAAAAACCAAATAATTATAGATGTCCTAATATGTTAATTGAAAAAGATGGAAAAATATTATTATTTAATTCTAAACTTGCATTTGTTCCAGGTGTTAATCCAGTTCAATTTAATAGTTTAGAAGAATATTCAGAATTTATAGAATGGCAAAAATCCCAAAATATTAATTGTCCTGTATTATATCTTCAATATACAACTGATACACAAAACAACGATTTATTGCAAATTAAACCTTCAATATTTGAAAATTCTGGTGGGTTATCTGGCACCAAATCTAATACATTACAAGGAAAAACATCTACAGATTATTTTGAAAAAAATAAAATGCTTGATGCTACTTTAGATTCTACACCTAATTCTAAGATAAAATTTAATACCGGAATGTATTCTGGGTTTGACCAATATAATCAAAATGTAGGACTTGATACCCCTTTAGATTTTTTATATAATGAGAAAACTTCTCAATCAAGAAATCCAATGGATCCTAATTGGGGAGGAAAAGAATATACAAAAAAAGCATTACAAGATGGCGATTATAAAGGAAGAGAAGTATATAAATATAATACTCCGCAAGTTAAAACTAATTTTACTAAAATTCTAAATGATTAAATATTTGTATAATGTAATATAATGCATAAAAAAAGTAAACCCCGAACTTATAAAAAAAACAAATTTCCTAAAAAATTTCGTAAATTAAAAAAATCAAAATCTAAGAAAAATGCTGGTACATTAAAAAAATTTTTAAGTAAAAAAATTAAAAGCAAAACGACATCAAAGCCAATTACATTAGTTTTAAATCCTTATTTAAATCAAAATAACTTTAAAAATGATGATATTATATTGACCCAAGGCGAGTTAAATAAAAAACAGACTGCTAAAGAAAAATTACGTATATTACGAGAGAAATTTGAAAATCCACAAAACCGTATAAAAATATATTCAGATGTAAATAAATTTAATCCTGAAGGCTTAGACCCTGAGGATATTACTGATGTTATAGATATGACAGGAGTAAAAAAGAGCAAAGCGATTCAGGCTCTTAGACAAAATAATTTTGACCCAATTGTTGCTATTATTAAATTAAATGAAATAGATTTGGATCCAGAAGATATTAAACTAGTTATGGGTGAGGCTAATGTAAGTGAATTTGAAGCCACATATTATCTTAAAAGACACAATGGAAATTATCTTAATGCAATAACTGAAGCTATGTCAAATTAAACAACTTAATTAAAAAATTATTTAAAGATAATTAATTTTATCTATTTAATAAGCACTAGTAGTGTAATGGTTATCATACTTGCCTTCCAAGCAAGTGATCCGAGTTCGATTCTCGGCTAGTGCATAATACGTATTATAAAAATATAATACGTATAAAAATTATTTAAAAATTAGACATGTTAATATATAATGTTAGCAAGTATTTTTTTTACATTGTCATTAAATAATATGTTACCTCCAATTGGTAATACGTATTATACTTCAATAAATATTCCTTTAATTGGTAGACAAAATGTAAAATATGAACGCACAAAAAAATTAATTTCAGAAGTTAGTTTATCAGGTAAAATAAATAACCAAGGATATATTTATTTTGATAATAACGACCCATATAAATATACACTTGATGATACATTAAAAAATATATTAAAAAAATATAAATGTACTTTAAGCGACCCTTATTATGATAATATTAATGATATTATTACACTAAATATTAAAATAAACATTATTAGATATTCAAAAAAGGTTATTTTAACAAATGATGGATGTTTGTAACTTTGAATTTTACTGCATTATTAAACATATTAACTTTATTAACAAAGTTTCTATTTATTATTTCTGTTAATATTATATGTGCTATTACAGGAGATACCCACCATAATTCTCCTAATTTTTTATTCAATAATAAATCAAATTCTTTTTCAATAAATATGCTACCAATTATACTTGTTAACAATCCTAAAAATATTTTTGCTTTCCATTTATCTTTTTTATAATATATTCGTAAATAATGTAATGGTGTATGTATTAATAATAAATTTAATTTTGCTATAATAGGTTTTTTTAGCCAAATATAATGTAAAAATGCGGAAATAACATAATTAAATTTATTTGGAATATCTTGTGCAATATGAAAAATAGAGAATCCTATTAATGTATATTTTCTATTAATAAGATTCATATTTGTTATTAATAATCCACTTGCCAAATTTAAAATAATACTCTGTAATGGTCTTTCAATAATATCTGTAGACCCGTGCCCAATCACAGGGACTAATAATGGGTATTTCATTACTTGAATATATATAAATAAGTAATTATTTTTGTCTTATTAACGACTGCTAGTTTGTCTAGAACTTCTTCGACGAGGGTCACTTTCTCTACCTGTTTTTCTAGGTTTGGCTCTAATAGAGACTAAGTATTCTTCGTATTTATAGTATTCTATTAAAATTTCTTTGTTGTTTTTGTCAAATTCATGTACGATTTTATCATTATTTAATGTCAAAACAAATTTATTTTTAAATAATAATTCAAAACTAGCTTCAACTTTTTTAATAGTATTTGGTAAGTCTTTTTTCAAATCTTGAAACTTAGTTTTAATTTCAGTATATAAAACACCACTATTAATATATGGAAATTCCTCTTCTTGACATTTACTTAATTCTTGATACCAATTTAGATTTGCATTTTTAATAAATTCTTCTATTAGTTTATTATTGGCATCTTTAGAATTAGGGTCTTTGACTAAATTAAATATATTAATTACGTGTTTGATTATATTGTTTCTAAAAGTTAAAATAGGATTTAAAATTTCTGATATTTTTCTCATTTTTGGAATATAACTATGTGCTGTATCTAAATAATTTACATGATGTGCCTGTATTTCATTTGCATTTATTATAATATAATCTAAATAGACTATGTATTCGTCTAAAAGTCTAAATATTTTTTTGTTAATTTCGTGTATTATATTTAAAATGGCATTTAAGGATTCAATTATTTTAGATGTTTTAATGCTAGCGATTAAAAAAATTTTTAAATCATAAGTATCTTGACTAATATTTGAATTTTTAAAAATATTATCTAAAATTTTTTCTAAAATAGGTGTAGGTATTTCTTGTAAAGTTTTATAAAATTTTGAACCAATTGATTTTTTAAATCTCTCTTCTTTATCTTTTAATAATTTTACTTTTATTTTAGATATATTTCGTCTTGTTTGATTTCCTCTTACTTTAGCTTGTAATTTTGTTAATGTTTTTGTTATTTCTTTTTTTCGGGGAGATGTTAAATCAACCACTATTTTATTAAACGCATCTTCTAAATCTTTTTTTTGTACTCTAGAACTTGTACGTTTACTATAAGTTTTACTAAAACCCCTCGCAGTTTTTCGTTGTTTTTGTTTTTGTTTTTGTTTTTGTTTTTGTTTTTTACTACTAAGCATTATCTAATATAATTATATATTTTTTTATATAATTATATAAAATATAGTCAACTGTTTATTGTTAATTACCATCTTTAAATAATGATTTAATTTCATTATTGGGATATTTATAAAATAAATCAGGTTGGTCTTCATGACCTTCTTTAATAACTTCATAGTTTCCCGTATTTGTACATAAATTATAAATATTAAAATTATCATTTAAATTAAATTTATGTGTTCTAGTCGAAAAATTTACACTAATACTACCTTCTATACCACTTATAATTCTATGAAAAATACCTGCCGGCCATACAACCATTGCAGCACCATCATAATATAATTTATCATTTTTATATACTTGATTTGGTGTTACTATAAAAGATGCCTTATTTAATGTTTTAGCATCAAATATATCAATATATCTCGTACCTTGTAAAACTAATAAATTATCATCTTGACCAGGATGCATATACCATGGTCTTTTAATCGGTGGTATAGCATCTTCCATTGGTGCTGGCGAAATAGAATTTGCACCATGAATAACTCTGTCAATACCATGAATTTTTGGAATATCGGATGGTACCATTTCATCAAATTTTACCCCTTTTGTCGTGCGTAAATTTCTTAAAGGAATTAATCTATACATTATATATAAATAATATTTTTATTTTTATATTAATATTATTAATATTTTATAAATTATTTATCATAGCATTTATTGTATCAGATAATTCTGTATATTTTTTACATTTAACACAATTATCACCATTTTGGTCTTCAATTAAATTTTCTATATTAATTGATTTTGCTCCTTTATTTTCATCTAACATGTTCATCATACATTTAGCACATTCTAAATTTACTATTTTTTTTGTACTGGTTAATAAATTTTTTACTTCTTTTTTACCTTGAGAACCACCTAATTCTTCTGTTAAACCACGTAATTTATTTTCAATCATTTTTAATAAATTATCATCATTTGTGTATTTATTTTCTTTTAATTTGCGATTAATAGTAAATCCTTCTTTATTTGAATTTAAATTTGTTACTTCTCTAAAAGATAAATCTTGAACTACACGTTTCTGAAAATTAAAACAACTAATAATTATTACTATAAATAAAAATGCTAAAACAGCATATGCAATATTTTTGTACATTTCCATTGTAAAATTCATTATTATATATACAATTAGAATATATATTCTAATTTAATAAGTATTCTTTTATATTCTGAACTACATTTTTTGAAATTTTTCGATTTGAGCTTTCAAGTTTGAGAGAATCTAAACATTCTTCATCACTTTCTAAAGCAATAGTTAAATTTTTTAATGTTTTGAATTTATTTATTATAGTTGTAGCACTTTGATGACTTACATTTGGTATTTGCATCAACATAATAATATTAATATTTTCTCGTGTTACATTAGCTTTTTTGCTTGTTTTTACTACATTTACATATTCTTCTTTTTGTTCGGAGAGATTTTCTATGTTATAATAACATGTTTTGTTATTTTCTCTCATCAATTTATTAACAAAACTATTTATTATTTCTGCTGATTCTATATTATTTACTGAATTTAAAATAGAAAAACCTTTGTAATAACTCATTGATACAAGCGAAGAATACAAAGTTCCTTTAAATTTATCATTTTTATAATTTATTACATTTCCTTCAATTAAATAATATATATTGTGATTTGGTAATGAATTACCATCCAGTCTAAAAGACTGTTCGTTATATCTTCCATCTTTTATACTTGATTCTAAATCAGATAATGACTTTCTTTCTATAATTACTAATGTTTTCTCATTTATGTCGTCATAAATTAAATAATCTCCTAATTCTAAATTTGTAATTACTATTGTATATTTTGTATTTTCATTTAAAACATTTAAATAATTAATTATTTGTTTTGGTTCTCTATTATCTATATACAATATCATTACACTTATTAATCTTTAACTTTTAAATAATTATTTTTATAATACTTAACTAAAATAATTATTTACTTAACTAAGTAATTTCGAACGGCCAGTTTGAAAAACTCCTACAGTATTAGGTCCTGTCCATAAATTTAAATGTTTTAAGCATTTTTTTCCATCTTCACATCTTTTACCTAAACCACATCCCTTATTCATTGCTATTGTATTTGATGCAATTTCGCTTCCGTCATTTTTATGCTGATTCGCTGCTGTTATACCTACTTTATACCCAGCAAGACCAGTTACATTTGGTCTTACATTTGTGGTTGGTGCTAAACCAGCCATTGATCCATAATGGCATGTCTGATTTGTTTGTCTATTGCTTGCTCCGATCAAGTTAACACGTGGCATTTTTTTATAATATTATATTATATTTTTTTATTTTATTAAAAATTGTTTAAATTTATATTAAAAACAATATACTAAATATTATATTATGTTAGAAGTAGCTTTTGAAAATTTGTGTATTAAAGACAACAATAGTGATAATGATTCTGACTCGGAACCTAATAATATTACTAATGATGATAATATTATTAATTCTGAAGAATTAGTATTTAATCCATATAATCCATTAAATAAAGAAATTCAAATCACTAATATACAAGAAATTTTAAATAATTATGGAATTTTTGCTAAACCATTTAATTTACAACTTTACAAAAGAGCATTTATACACAGGTCTTATACTAAAAAACCTAAACTTGAAAATGAAGAATCTAATATTATAATTGTTGAAAAACCCGAAGATTGTTTGTCTCTTAAAACTAAATCCAATGAACGATTAGAATTTATTGGTGATGGGGTTCTAGAATGCATTACAAAATATTATTTGTATAAAAGATTTCCTAAAGCAGATGAGGGGTTTATGACTGAAAAAAAAATTGCATTGGTAAAAAATGAACATATTGGAAAACTAGCATTTGAATTAGGTCTACATCAATACTACATTATTTCACGACATGCAGAAGAAAAAAATATTAGAAATAATCTTAAAAAATTAGGATGTTTATTTGAAGCATTTATTGGTGCTATATTTCTTGATTATAATCGTATAGAGATTAAAGATGAATACGGATGGTTTGAAAATATATTTAATTGTGGTCCCGGATTACAAATGGCTCAAGTTTTCATTGAACATGTATTTGAAAAACATGTAGATTGGACCAAATTAATTGCTAATGATGATAATTACAAAAATAAATTACAAGTTATTATTCAAAAAGAATTTAAACTTACTCCAGATTACGTTGAATTACAAAATAAATTTGAAAATGAATCTGATAAAATTTATGTTATGGGACTTTACATTAGTTTTGGACAAAATATTCATAACGCGGATATTAATAATGCACTTATGTTTAAAGATTTAAAATCATTTAAAGAAATACATAATATTCTTGAAACTAATCCTAAATTATTAATATTTATTACTAAAGCTGAACATAAAATTAAAAAAAAAGCAGAACAACTTGCTTGCGAAAATGCAATTAAACTTATTGAACAATATAACAACAAAATTTAATTTAGGAAATATTTAATATTTAATTAAATAGTATTAAACTATATTTTATATATATAGTTTAATATGGAGACTATTGATGAAAAAGACGAAAAATTAGATTTGCTCAGAGTTAAACCTCTTCCTAAAAAATCCACACAATTTGATTTTTTTATTGAAAAAAAAAAAGATTTACAACTTCCAACTGTTATTGATAAAACAACAGAAAAACTTATCAATGCACAACAATTTATTAATAAAATTCAAAAGCAAATTGGTATACATGATAGTGATAAATTATCAATTATTAAACCTGAAGAAACATTTAAACCACATATTCAAGAACCCGTAAAACCAAAACCACTTCTTGAAAATACTTTTACTGAAATTGTTAAAACTGATGAATTAATTAAATTATTACCATTTGGTCCAACTGCTAAAACTCCTAAAACTACTAAAGATAAAACTAAAATACCTGATTTACATGATATACCTGACGTTGAATCTATTAAGAAATCAGAATATAAAAAGAAATCTAAATTAATTTCTGATTATCAACCTCACAAAGACGATGTTATAGGTGATTCTAAACTCAGTGATAGATTACCTAAATTACAACCTAATATATTAATTAAAACCCCTGATTATTATTTGTATAACAGAGAAACATTTATAAATGCAATTAATAAATTATTCTTACCATATAAAGAAGAACTTTTACAAGAAGAAAAAGATATTGCTGAGGGAAAAATTACTGTTAGCTGTGACGAATCTCTCAAAAACGATTTTTCACTTTTAACACATCAAAAAATTGTTCGTGACTACATTAATTTATTTACTCCATATAGAGGTCTTTTACTATATCATGGTCTTGGTTCAGGTAAAACTTGTTCATCAATAGCTATTGCTGAAGGTATAAAAAATGACCTACAAATTTTAGTTATGACTCCGGCTTCTTTAAGAGATAATTATTATGAAGAACTAAAAAAATGTGGAGATTATTTGTATAAAAAGAATCAATATTGGGAATTTATTGATACGTCTTCTTCTCCTGATTTAGTTAAATCGCTCAGTTCTATATTAAAAATTCCCGAAGAAACTATTATAAAAAATAACGGCGCATGGTTTGTTAATGTACAAAAAGAACCTAATTATGAATCACTTGACTTTGAAGATCAAAAAAAAATTAATGAACAAGTTAATTTAATGATATCATACAAATATGAATTTATTAATTATAATGGTTTAAGAAATAGTCATTTAGTTTCATTAACTAAAAATTTTACTATTAATCCTTTTTCTAACAAAGTTATAATTATTGATGAAGCTCATAATTTTATAAGTAGAATCGTTAATAAACTTTCGCGACCATCTTCTTTATCTATGAAAATGTACAATTATTTAATGGAAGCTGAAAATTGCAAAATCATACTTCTCTCCGGAACACCAATAATTAATTATCCTCATGAAGTTGCTATTTTATTTAATATTTTAAGAGGATATATTTATACTTTTACAACAAAAATTAATGATTTGAAAGTTACAGGTAAAGTTATTACTCAAGAATATTTAATTGATTTATTTCAAAAAAAAGGTATATACAATCATATTGATACAATTCAATTTAATTCTCTCACAAAAGAACTTACTATTACTAAAAATCCATTTGGATTTACTAAATCATCCAAAGAATCTAAAAATAAACTTGAATTTTCCTCTAAAACTTTTTATGTTTCAGAATTTAAAGATGCATTATTAGAAGTTCTTAATTCTCAAAATATTACAATAGAAGGTAATAATATTAAAATTACTCCATATAAATCATTACCAGATAATTTTGATGAATTTAAAGAACTATTTATTGATTCTAAAAATCAAATGAAAAATACTGATATGTTTAAAATGCGTATTATTGGATTAACCTCTTATTTTAGAAGTGCACAAGAACAACTTATGCCTAAATATGAAGATGATGAACTTAAAATTCTGCAAATACCTATGAGTGATTTCCAATTTGGCCAATACCAAGAAGCCAGAATACAAGAAAGAAAACTTGAAAAAAATAATAAATCTAAAAAAAGCAAAAATAAATTACAAAAAGACGAAATTTATAGTGATAGTGTTTCCACTTATCGTATTTTCTCTCGTGCATTTTGTAACTTCGTATTCCCTAAACCAGATATTAAAAGACCTATGCCCAACAAAGATGACTCAATTGAAGCAGCTATTGGTGCTGTTGAAAATATAGAAAATGTAGGCGAAGATATTTTAGATGATACCAAAGCTCAAGATAAATTAGATACTATGGATAATAATTTTGAACAAGAAGATTTACAAGATATTAAAAAACAATTAAGTCAAGCCAAAGATATCTCTTATCCCACTAGAATACAACAAGCTCTCTCTGAACTTGATAAAAATTCTTCAAAATATTTATCACTAGATAAACTAGCTACATATAGTCCTAAATTTTTAACTATGTTAAATAACATACTTGATACTTCTAATCGAGGTATTCACTTAATATATTCACAATTTAAAACTCTTGAAGGTATTGGAATATTTAAAATTGTTTTAAAAGAAAATGGTTTCGCTGAATTTAAATTAAAAAAATCAGTGTCCGGCGAATATTCTTTTGAAGTAGACCCTGATGATATAGGTAAACCTATGTTTGCTTCATATAGTGGAGATGAAACACCCGAAGAACGAGAGATTATAAAAAATGTATTAAATAGTAATTGGAAAGTTGTTCCATCTAATATTGTTACTCAATTAAAAACCATTAACCCCAACAATTTTTATGGAGAAGTTATCAAAATTTTAATGATTACATCTTCTGGTGCCGAAGGTATTAGTTTAAAAAATGTTAGATATGTTCATATAACCGAACCATATTGGCATCCTGTTAGAAATCAACAAGTTATTGGACGAGCTAGACGCATTTGTAGTCATAGTGAACTTCCTAAAGAATTACAAACAGTAGAAGTATTTTTATATTTAATGAAATTTACTGAAAAACAACTCGAATCTATTTCAATTGACTTAAAACTTAATGATGTAAGTAAAAAAGATAAAAAACGTGTATTAACTAGTGATGAATTCTTATTTGAAATATCTTCTATTAAAGAAGAACTTAATAAAGAATTATTAACCAATGTTAAAAAATCTGCTATAGACTGCAGTATTCATTCCAGATCTTCATCTAGAGAAAAAATTACCTGTTTTACAATTGGTAATGCTACAGATGATAAAATGATGTATGTTGCAAATATTAAAGCACAAGATACAGATAAAGTTATGCAATTAAATAAGAAAAAAGTAGCAATCAAATTATACAAAATACGGAATACAAATTATGGGTTGGATAAAGAAAATAATAAAGTATATGATTATGATGCTTATTCCAAAGGTGAACTTATACATATTGGTAATTTAGTTTCTGAAAAAGGTAAAAATAAAGTTCTTCTTAATACTTAATTTAATTTATTTTATATAATTTAATTATATAAAATATTTATGTGTTTTTCTGCAGAAGCTTCAATAGTTGCTTATATTTTAGGTTCATTAGCTTCGTTATATTTATTAATTAAGGGAGATAAATATGATAAACATATAGGTTTATTTTCATTAACATTTATTCAAATGCAATTAGCAGAATTTTTAATGTGGATTGATAAAGATTGTAATAAAAATATAAATCATTATGCAACAATTTTTGCAAAATATATTTTATTTATTCAACCATTAATTATTATAATTGGTGCATTGATATTTAAAACCACAAATATATCAAATAATTTACTATATTTTTTGATATTATGTTATATTATTAGGTTATTTAAATCTACTATAGATATGATTTATAACAAAAAAAAATATTGTTCAAAATCAATTAATAATGGTTATTTAGAATGGGATTTTATGGAAGAATATAATCAATTTTATTATGTTATTTATTTTATTTTTATTTTTATAATATGGCCATTTGTAAAAAATATAAAAGGAATTTTAGTATTAATATTTACTTTACTTAGTTTATTATTTGGATTAAATAATAATTATAAATTTAATTTTGCTCAATGGGAATCTAAATGGTGTTTTATTGGTGTTTCATTACCAGTTTTAATAATAATTTATAATTTAATTTACAAGAAATAAAAATTAAATCATACTAACTCTAATTTGCGCATGATTTTTTCTTGATTTGTCAATAATTCATTTAATAGTTTATTTATATTATTTAATTTAATATTTGAGTTTAATTTGTTTTCTTCGTTGTATTCATTTTCTAATAATTTATTTATATTTTTTAACTTTTTATCTTCAGTTTTTAATTCATTTACTTTTTTATTAACTGGCCCATTTAAATTTACTACTTCAGATTCCAATAATTCTTCAATAGATTCTATCTTTAATTTTGGTACTTTATCACTATTTGTTTCACTCATAATATTATTAGATTTTATTATTTTTTCGTCAGAAATTTTAATTTCTATAGTATTTGTTTCACTCATAATATTATCTGAGTTTATTATTTTTTCATCAGAAATTAAACTTTCTATATTATTTGTTTCAATATTTCTCTCTTTTTGCATTTGTTCTAATATTCTATTCATCTCATTATTGTCTATTGGTTTATCAGTTTTATCTGCAAAATCTATTTCTTTTGGTTTAGTAGGATTTATTAATTTATTTAATGAATTTTTATGATTTTCTAAATTTTTATCAAAAATTACTTGTTTTTCATCTTTAAATTCTTGTTTAGTATTTTTACTTTCTAACAAATTCTTTTTTAAACTTTGAATTTGTGTATTTAATGTTCCTAATATTTCTTTATTTATTTCTATAATTTCTTCATTTTTAGTATTTTGTGATACATTTACAATTGTCGATTCAAATAAATTTTTAACTTTTTCTAAATTATCATTTGGAATTCCATTAAAAATATTTTTTTCATATAATATATTCCATAAAAATCCTTTATTTTTTTCACTTAATATATAATCCATAATAATATATTAAATTTTTATTTTTAAATATAAAATTTAATGATTTTTATGAAAAATTCAAAAAAAACTTAGTAAGTATTATAATACTTTATTCTATAATCTCTCATCATTTCATCTGGTATCCTATGATTTTTAAAATATTCTGGGTTTTTTGTTCCTTTTAACAGTTCAATTATAAAATATAAAGTGTAAAGACCACACTGACCATCTTTCTTTTGATGTTCCTTACCTTCATTAGACATAAATTTAAAATTTAGATTTAATTTGTGTCCTTGTTCTATTATTCTATCTGCTAATACTTTTATTCTTTTTGGTATTTTATCACCATTACTATCAAAATAAAAAATAAATTTTTTATTTATATCAATAAATAATGCTATCCAATGTGAACCATCTTTGTAATGTGGGTCTGTATTTAATATTATTCCAATTTTTGTTTTATTATGTTTTATATATTTACTTAAATCAAATTTACATAATCTTTCCCAAACACAAGTTCCAAATAACTTTTTATCATCAAAATCAATTGGTGATGGTCCAATAAAAGAAAATTTTTTATATTTTTTTTCATATTGCGACATTACTTTTATTATATCTACGCTAGACAACCATTCATACGGTTTTTGTTTCCAAGATTCTGGAGAAAATGGTCTAAAAATACTTTTCATTACTACATTTTTATTTATTTTCGAATTAAATGTTTGATCATTCAACCAACATAATTCATTATAACATTTTTTTGATAAATTATCTTTTAAAAAATGCCATATTTTTTTTGGTTCATTAGTAGTTATTTTATTACTGTTTTTACTATTCCAAAGTTTTTTCATATTTAATATTTCTTCTTTACCATAACAAGATTTGCCTTTTAAATCATTTACAACTTTATTATCTTGTTTTGGAGCACATTTTAATGTTTTAAATTTGTTACTTATATGTTTTCTTTTTTTATTTATATGTTTTTTTGTTTTTTTAACCATGTTATTAATATATAATAATATTTTTTATCATTTTTTTTTTGGAAGAATTTTCGGTTTATAAACTGGATTTTTTACATTTACAAAATCATTTAAATTTGTTATTTTTTTAACAATATTATTGTTTTCATTTGCTAAATTCATATCAATTGACATTAAATTATTACATATATCTTCTAGATTCAAATTGAATTCATTTTTTACTCCACTTAAATCTTTACTTATAGATTTTTTAATTTCTTGAAGTTTTATATTTTCTATTAAACTTATTAAAAAGTTATAAAATAAATGTTTATATTTTTCACTATCATTTTTTGATTTCAATAATTTATTAATATCGTTATTATCATTTAAATAAGCATCCAATAATTTATTTATTTTTGTTTTTATTTCTTTCTTATATTTTATAACATCTTCAGTTATATTTACGTGTGTTGTCTGGTTCTTTTCCAAAAATTTATTATATAATTCTTTATTACTCAAAAACAATAAATCATATTTATTTATATTATTATCTAAATTCATAACTAATAATATAAATTTTTATTTTAAATTTTTTAATTGAACACGAGTTGCATTATCAAATATTCTATTTCCAATAACTACGGAAGGATTTGGATTAAAATCTGCAAATTCAGGTTCTCTAAATAACATTGTTTCTTCTAAATTAACTGGAACTGTTTTAAAATTTATTGGATTCACATATAAATCACTTGAAGATGGAGGTATATATTTTGCTTGATCTGCTCGTTGTAACGCAAAAAATTGATTTCTTAATGTACTTTCTTTGTCTATATTTGTAGCAAATCCGTAATAATGAGGTTTTGTTGTACCTGGATAAAAAACTTTTTCACTATTATAATAATCATGATTTATAATTGAAACATTTGCTTCTTTTCTATGATCAATTAAAGGTAATGTACTATATTTTGTACTTACTGGTCTTGGGTCGAAATTAGGTTGCATATCCCCAGATGGAATATTTCTTGTATATAAATTTCTATTCATAGTATCTAATTTTTCAAAATTTTGTAATTTAACACTAGTATTCATTTACTATAATTAAATATTATAAAATTTTATTTTAATTTAAATTGAAAACAATTAAAGAAAAAAACATAATATATTATAGCTAAATATGTGCGGAATATTTGCCATATTAAATGCAAATGATAACACTCATACATCATATTCTAACTTAAAAAAATGTTTTGATAAAGGTAAATCTCGAGGTCCTGAATTTTCAACCTTAAATGTTTATGATAACATACATATTGGATTTCATCGTCTCGCTATTAATGGTTTAAATACTCAATCTAATCAACCATTTGAAATTAACAATATTATTCTAGTTTGCAATGGAGAAATTTATAATTTTAAGGAACTTGCTGAAAATAATTATATTACTTTAACAACAAATTCTGACTGTGAAATTATTCTTCATCTTTATCAAAAATATGGAATTGAATTCACTTTATCTATCTTAGATGGAGTATTTGCATTCATTTTATATGATAAAAATATTAATAAAGTTATAGTTGGTAGAGACCCCTATGGAGTCCGACCTTTATATTATTTCAGTGAAAATAATCTTATTTCATTTGCCAGTGAATTAAAAGTATTATATCCTTTGTGTTTAATTAAAAAAAACATCAATCATTTTACACCCGGAAGTTATATGATTATTGATAATAGTAAAAATAAAATTACATTTAATAAAAATTATACTTCATTTCCTTGTTCTAATATCAATTATAGAATTTCTTCATCACTATATTATAAAATAGTTGATAATCTTCATCATGCCGTCGAAAAACGTGTATCTGGAACTTGTGAAAGACCAATTGGTTGTTTATTATCTGGCGGTTTAGATAGTAGTTTAATCGCCGCTTTAGTTAATAAATTTTATAAATCACACCAACAACTACAAACTTTTAGCATTGGATTGCCTGGCTCAGAAGACCTTAAATATGCCGCTATTGTTGCTAAACATCTTGGGACTAAACATCACGAAATACTTTTAACTGAAGATGACTTCTTTGATGCTATACCTGAAGTCATTAAAACTATTGAATCTTATGATACCACTTCAATTAGAGCTAGTGTTGGAAATTATTTACTCGGTAAATATATTAAAGAAAATACTGATTGTAAAGTAATCTTTAATGGCGATGGAGCAGATGAATTAATGGGAGGATATTTATATTTCAAAAAAGCTCCTAATGCTTATGAGTTTGATAGAGAATGCAAACGTCTTCTTCAAGATATTCATATGTATGATGTATTAAGAAGTGACCGTTGTATATCTTCACATGGCCTCGAACCAAGAACTCCATTTTTAGATAGAAAATGGGTAGAATTTTATTTATCAATTGATAGAAATTTACGTTTTAATAGCACTAAAGAAAATTGTGAAAAATACTTAGTCAGACAATCATTTCATCAACTTGCTTATCAACTTTTACCGCACGAAATTTTATGGCGGACTAAAGAAGCATTTAGTGATGGTGTTAGTAGTTTAACTAAATCTTGGTTTGAAATTATAAATGAAAAAATAAATAATCTTACTATTAATGATTCTACATTAGAATATAAACTTTTATCTCTTATGAATATTTATAATAAATTTCCAATTAGTAATAATAAACCAATTACACTAGAACAAGCATATTATAGATTTATTTATAATAAACACTATCAAGCTACTGACCATTTAATTGAATATTATTGGATGCCTAAATATGTAAAAGCAAATGATGCCAGTGCAAGAACTTTAAAAATTTATAGTGAAAATAATACAAATAAATAATAATAATATATATAATGATTAAGATTTCTTCACTCGCTAAGAATAAATTAATAGAAACAATTAAAAATGATAATGGCAAATCCATTTTTTTATTTTTAAAAGGCGGAGGATGTAATGGATTTTCTTATAAATTTAAAGTTTTACAAGATAATAATAAACCTAATAAATTAGATGAAACCTTTAAATTAGATAATTATAACTTATACTTATGCAATAACAGTTTAATGTTTTTATTAGGAACAGAAATAGATTATATACAGGATATAATGGGCTCTCGTTTTGATTTTAAAAATCCTAATATTGATTCTAAATGCGGATGTGGAACTAGTTTTAACTTCAAAAATATATAAAAATATATAAAAATATATAAAAATATATAAAAATATATAAAATTAAATATCTAATTTTATATATGTCTTTATGCGAAGAAATATTAATTTCTGAATACATTGAAGTACCTGGTAAATCATGTTATGTATTTAGTGCTCTTGAACCATCTGACCCCAATATTTGGATATATAGTTGTAGTTGTGGTTATTCAGAAAATGAAATTAATTGGCTTCCTAATTATAATTTAACAGACCATATTTGGATAAGTGAATATAAATGTAAAAAATTTGATAAATCTATGTGTAGTCACATTAAAAAAGCCTTTATTGCTAAAACAATTGTTAGTCAAACTAATTATAATATTGAAATTCCTAAATGGGCTAAAAATTTATTTGGTAAAAATTATTATAAAAAAGCATTAACAATAGTTCAAGATTTATCACCTATTCCTTGGGGAGAAATTAGAGAAGGATATACTAGACATGGTATTGGTAAAGTTAAAATGTATGACCCTGTATATTATCACGTTCAATTAAAATATCCTAATAAATGGAGTTGTACTTGTAGTGATTATATTTTTTTTGATAATTGTATTCATATTACACAACGACAAATATTAGAAAAACATTTACAAAATAGACGTGAATTTTGTATCGGTCTTGCTATTAAATTTATACAAGAAAATACTTAATATATATATTAATATTATAAGTAACGCCATAGTTGTTCTTTTTAATTCATAAGGCCAATATGGTAAAAAAGTTATTATTAACAAACCTAATAATCCTAATAAAAAATTGATTATATTTGGTTTCATATATTTTTCTATATTAGTTAATGGGTATAAAAATATTAAATGTATAATAGCACAAAAAATAAATAGTATATGTGTATATATGTTACGAGTTTTCATATACAAATAATATGTTTTAATTGTGTCAATAGTTCCAATAATAGCTACCACTAAAAACATGTAACTAAAATATTCTATATATTTTTTATGGAGAAGAATAAATAAAAATATAGGAACTAATATTACACTGAGTTTGTTCTGAAAAAATTCATAAGTTATCATATTATAAAAAACATAATCTCCAAAATAAATTTTTTTATTTTTAACATAAATAATACTCATTTATATATATTATATATTTAATAATTTGATTATTTAGTTATTTAGTTAATGATAACAGAATTTAATGAAATTGATATTATTTTATCAATCTTAAATTCCCTATTTGTAAAATTAAATAACTCTTTAAATTCACATTTTAAGAGTGCTTTAATAGTTTTAAAATAAATTAAATCTTAACTATCTTTGAATATCTAAATATGTAAACGTAAAAGATGCTAGTGCAAGAATTCTGAAAATTTATATTGAAAAAAATAGCAATATATTAATGTAATAAATATGTATACAGATATTAATATTAATGCCATTGTTATTCTAGGTATTAAATATGGCCAATATGGCAAAAAATAGATTATAAGTAATCCTAATATTATTAATAAAAATTGTATAAAATTAGGTTTAAAATATTTTTTAAAATTTATTAATGGATATAAAAATATCATATGCAATAAAATACTGCCTAAAAAAATTCCAATTAAATTATATTTTTTATATTTTAAATATCCATCATAATTTCCTATTATAGGAATAGCTAATGAACCATAAGAAACATATTGAAGTAAATTTTTATTATAATAAATTATTATAAATAGTATTGCAAATAATTTTAATGATATTTCACCATTAAATATTTTATAAT